TGACGAGCTTTTTCATTACTATAACCATAGTATTCTTTGACCACTTCTATATCATTTTCTAGTTCAGGTTTATACCATTTTGAAAAACGTTTCCGCTTTCGAACTATATTTATATAAAAATGATATTGTAGTTTCTTATCAGTACTATGTAACCGATTCATTTCATTTGCTGCAAGAACTGTATCCTGGAAGTAAGATAGGCTACGATTAATCATGTAAGGATTATACGTATTTTCATCCTCCATAATATCTTTCTTGGTGTAATTAATACTGTTTACATATTCAAATGGATTCATGAGAATTTCACCGAAGACATAATTTCTGTCATACAGGCAACAAGGTTGATCTCATGATCAGCTACAAATGCAGACTTATGCTGATATTCTGCTAAAATAAGAACAAGTTGTGGGATAGATTGGGATTCGACTTTATCATTCATATTATCATATACCCCACGAATAATAGCACTTGTATCTAAATCTAGGTTATTTACCACCCATTTACGCACAGACTTAAAGTCTTTTTCTTTTAGGTGCTTGAATAGATCATTAAAGGATCCACCCATATCAGTAGTGCTGCTAGCAATATCGCCCAGAACAGAACGTCTTTGAAGTTCATTGAGTACTCTCCTCCAGTCAGGTGCATGACGCATGATAAGATCGACAATAGCCATCTGATCATATCCTACGCCTTCGTCTTCTAAAATATGTTGTGCACGCTTAAGGAATTGTGCACATAATCCTTGAAGATCTTTTTTACTTGTATTAAATTCGTATATTGCACAACGTGAATGAAGTGGTTCAATAATACGGTTTTTAAAATTACATGTTAGGATAAATCTACAGTTATCCGAGAACTCTTCGATGAATCCACGTAGAGCCGGTTGTGTAGATTGGGGATTAAGATAATCTGCTTCGTCTAGAATAATAACTTTGTAAGAACCACTAAAGCTAACAGACGATGCAAACTGTTTAATTTTACCGCGTAATGTATCAATATTACCTTCTTCAGATCCATTGATAACAATATAGTCTAGGCTAAGTTCTTTACATAAAGCCTTGGCAACGGTAGTCTTACCCAAGCCGGCAGTACCGGTAAAAAGCATATTCTGCAATTCACCAGTACTAACCATATTCTGAAACGTTTGCTGTAAGTGAGGGGGTAAGATCGTTTCAGAGATTTTTTGTGGACGGTATTTTTCCACCCATAGAAAGCTATTTGACATATTAACTCCTTTTCAAGTAAGTTTATTATATAATATTTGGAGCTAAATGTAAATCTATTCTTCTTGCTGTTTAGCTTCGCACATCGCAACGATCTGTACACATTGATCACGTAGCTGACCAATTGTAGACAGTTCTTCGCCACGGAGTGCACCACGCTGAACCATCGTATCGATAACTGCAATAGTGCTGCGACCTACACGATTTGCAAGATCAACAAATTGATCATCTTGCTTATTCTGCTTTTCTGCCATTTTATTCTCCATATTCAGATGTTTTTTCGCATGCGATCCAGTAGATAACATCTTGGCTGGTATGATTCCAACGAGACATCATCTTACTAGATATACCAACTTCATAATCCCCCTGGATAATTCTGAGATTATTTAAGTTGATCATAAAGTTAAAGCTTTCGCCTTTACTTTTTCCAGGTACCTCAATTGTAAATGAATTAGAGGTTGGATTGTCCTTATCAGTAACGGTAAGGGCAATCGAGCCATCAGCAGACGTAATAGACAAAGTCTGATGACCAAGTGCACTCTGTGCTTTTTTGACACGATTAATCGTATCGGCATCCAAGGTAAATTCTACCTCAAAATCTGACATATCCATTGCTTTACTGATCATATTATCATCTGGTGCGATAAGCATATCAACATCAGTAAAGAAATATTTAATTTTTGTTCTTCCAGTAGAATCACTAATTAGTGCATACTTATCTTCGAATTTAATCTCTGGTTCGTCAACAAGTGACACAACATTGAGAAATTCATTAAGATCATATACACCAAAGTGATCTGTAAATTCTACATCAAGCTTTACACTTGAAAGAATATTACGAGCTGGTGATATTGTATTAATTCTGTTACCAGTACTAAATACCTGATTGGTATTAATACCAGCAAAGTTCTTAAGAACTGTTTGCGTATACGGGGATAGTTTCATCTCACTCACTTTCGTTATTAATAATATAATTATACCAAATTTTATGCAGCTTGTAAATTGTTATTTCGCATTTTAGAGAAATTTTTATCTTTATAAAATTCTAGTTTGTTCTGGAACTTACCTTCAAGGATTTCTCCTTTATGCGAAATAACAAATGTATTTGTATCATCTTCGAGGCTATAAAGTATCTTCATAAGATTGTCTACCCCGTCATGATCAAGTGACGAATCAAAAGTTTCATCAAGTATTAGTAAATTAGTAGCAACAGAATTTTTCATCTTGGCAATCATACGCCAAGTAAAAAGTAGCGCTAAATCGATACGTTGCTTCTCTCCTTCAGAAAAGCTATCGTACGAGAATGCGTCGCGGTGACGCGAGCGAATAGTTTCGTTAAAGCTTTCGTCTAAATTGAAATGCACAAAGAAATCTAATATCTGTAGGTATTTGTTTACTAGGTTATTGATTATTGGGATATACTGTTTAATAACTTTTGTTTTTATACCTGTATCCTTAAGCATTTCTGCCATAACAGTATTATATGAAAAGTCTTCATTTAACTTTAATTTATCTTCCATCAGGTTACTTTTTTGAGAATTCATATCCGAAAGTTCCTGATTCGCTTTACTAAGATCACCTTCGCGACCTGTTAGTCTAGTAATATCATTTTCTAGGCTAGAAATAGTTTTCTGTAGTCTTTGTATTGTCTGATTATTAGCATGGGTAGCTGTCTGCTTATTTTTAATTTCTTCAGATACACTAGTAAGCTTATCAAGTAATAAAGACAGGCTATCAGATTCATCTTGGAGCTTACGCATTGCTGATTGTAGCTCTGCGGCCTTTGATCTTCCTTCACCTAGCTTTTTATTTCTAGTCTCTTCAGTTATTACTTGATCACATGATGGGCATGATTGATTTTCTTCATAAAATTTTGTGTCTTTAACAACGGACCTAATCTGGGTGTCGAATTGAGCTTTATACTGTAATAGGTTCTGTTTTTTATTGTTCGCGGTATTAAGGTCGTTTGCATTTTGTTCAGCATGCCTCTCGATGTAATCAGACGCACTGCCATTAGAAATCTGCAGTTGCTTGATCTCTTTATCTGCTTCATCAATCTGGTTCCTCTTCTGCGTAATCTCTTCTTCATTCATTGCAGTAATATCACGAATATACTTTTTCTGTGAATCAATACGATTCTTTAGCAATTCCATCTGATGATCTTTATCTTTTAATGTTTCCTTTAGTATTGATTGCTTTTCTTTAATAAGAGTATTCATTTTAGAAAATACATTAATATCTAAAAGATCTTCAATAACGTCACGTCTATGCTGTGCTGGTAGTTGCATAAATGGAACAAAGCTACTGCTACCAAGTACAACAATCTGATGGAATGATTTGTGATTTAGTTTCAGGATATTTTGTTCAAGAATCTTTTGGTATTCTTTTGCATGTGAATCCTGATTTAGTAGGGTTTCATTTTTCCATATTTCAAAGATCTGAGGTTTAATACCACGTACTACTTTAAACTTAGAGCTACCTACATTAAATGATACTTCTACCAAACAATTCTTTTGGTTAATAGTATTAACAAGCTGCGGCTTATTAATATTTCTATGTGGTTTACCAAACAGGGCAAATGACAAAGCATCGAGCATAGTCGATTTGCCAGCACCATTTTGTCCAACGATAAGAGTAGATTTAGTTTGGGTTAAATGGACTTCAGTCCAGTTATCACCGGTAGAAAGAAAGTTCTTCCACCTTAGGGTTTCAAACCTAATCATTCATTCCTCACTTCATAATGTATAGTATTATATATCACGCAACTTCGAGTGATTGTGCCTCGGTAAGTAAATTTCTCATAGAAACTTTAATGCGATCTTTATCCAGGTCAGTATCGACTGCATCTACATAATTATCGAGTAATTCTGCAGTATCTTCTACAGTAACATTTTCATCTTCTACATTTTCACCTAGGAATTCATTAAAGTTTTCTGCAATCTTTAATTCGTGTATTGGTCTAGATTGAATAGCATCGATAAACTTATCAAACATATAGAGATCTGTTTTATTGATTACTACTACTTTAACAAACTTATGGTCAAGATGTTGGTTATATTGTAGATAATCCATATAGTCATGTTTAGTATCGTCATACACAATTTTTTCATATAATGTATTTGTATTTGGAATAGCAGTAATATCACGACGTTCAGTATCAATAATATGAAATGACTTTGGATCGTGTGCATCTGACCAGAAAAATTCCATCTGGGATCCGAGATATAATATATTATCTTTTTCTGATTTCGTATGGAAGTGACCAGATATAACCTGTTCAAAACGTGAAAATAGTTTATGATCTAATCCGTGTGGTGATACAATACCTTTTAGTACTTCGAATCCCTGTAGCTCTAAATGACCACCAAGCCAATCTGCTTTACAAGTTTTAATAAACTCAAGTGAACGATCATGGTTCTCTGAGCATATCCATGGTAACAATGCTAATTTAAATCCGTCATAATTAACTACGGTTGGTTCCATATGAATAGTAACTTCATTCATATAGTGACCAAGCAATTCTTTTAAACTGTTTAGATCATTTGTATTCTTATAAAATGTATCGTGGTTACCAGGAATAATATCCATATGCATACCGTATTCCCGAAGCTTTGCTAAGAATGTTTTACGGTATCGATGGAGTGACTTAAAGTTAATAAACTTACGATTATCAAATACATCACCAAGATGTACAATACGCTTAATACCTAAATCTAAAAGCGTAGGAAAAAATGTATCATTATAAAACTTTTCTGCATTATCGTGAAAGATATCAGAAGAGTTACGAATACCACAATGGGTATCGTTTAATATTGCTATTTTCATATGATTATCCCATGAAAAGTTCAAGACCTTTTTCAATCTTTTGCTTTTCTTTCACCTTTTCTTCCTTTGCAAACTCTTTAATTTTAGTATCGTGATCTCTTATTTTATCGATCCGATCTCTTAGTTCATCAACAAACATACGTTCCACTTCATGAGCTTCACCAGACATTGATGGATCATAGTGGATAAAATCTTCTAATCCAGCAGTTTCAATATATTTGAATTTAACATCTTGCTGTTTCTTTTCTTTGGCAATTCTACGTAAGAAAGCGTAGTAACAAATTTGAGTAAAGTAAGCAAATGCATTTGGGTTA